GATAATCACCTCGGTGGATTTGTACTCAACGGAGATGATAGAACATATTATGCACAATTGTGGGAAACCCTTATAAATGACTTCAATATTAAGAGCTTAATTGATGTCGGTTGTGGAGAAGGTCACTCAAGTTATTTTTTCCATAATAGGTTTGTTGAAGTTTTAGCTATCGATGGGTCAAAAAAAGTATTGGACTCAGCAGTTTTTGATCCAATTGTCATTCACGATTATTGTACTGGTCCTTATATTCCTGACAAAATATATGATTTTGTTTGGTGTTGTGAATTTGTAGAACATATTGAGGAAAAATATATACCTAATTTTATTGCTACTTTTAAAAAAGCCAAATATGTAGCTTTTAGTCATGCTCTCCCTAAACAGGGAGGATACCACCATGTCAATGAAAGAGAGCCGTTGTATTGGATTAGAATAATGGAAAGTAATGGTTTTGAATATATGGAGGAAGAAAGCCTAAAATATAGAAAATTGGCTCACGATTATTTTCAAGTCTCTGGACTAATATTTAAGAACAACACTCTACTCGGCTGATTAGTGCATCAAAAAATTATAGTTTTGATATAATTTAATGAGTAGCTTAAAAACTACTTGGTGTGGTTCTGGCAAGGCTTGGAGGGCAAACAATAGCCATTCTATTACATAGCATAGGGTGGCTATTTGGTTTATAATAGTTTTCGGATACCAAGCCAATCGGCTGACAAGCATTAGACCACCTGATGATGACAGGTGGTTTTTTGTTATGATTTAGGTATGTGTAATCATCCTAAAAAAGTAGTATGTAAAGTTTGTGGCACAAGATACTTTGAAGAAGGCTGGTGTCCTACTTGTAAATTAAGGGAAATTAGGGCAGAAAAGGCTAAAAGTAGATATGCGGTAATTATGAGGAAATAAACAACGCAGAAGAAAACCCGAAGTGATAACAAATATATCTATCCCCTACTTTATTAAAAAAGTCATATTTATCACTCCCCCGATATATATTCGTGCCTAAAAAATTATTTAGTTAGATAGACATCAATAGGGGATATAGGTAAAATTTAGGTATGATATAATGGGGTAATATGAATGGAACAGATTTTAGATTGTTTTACGAGGATTATGCAAGAGACAAATTGGCAGAGTATTTAAACATAAAAAAGTCAGCAATTAAACATTTATCAAAGATAAATTCAATGCATGATTTTGATTTAGAATATTTAGGGATTAAATATGATGTAAAAACATCTAACCCTGTATTAGAGTCTGATAGACATTACTGTATTTGGGACTTCAGTCTAAGAAAATTACATCAAGGAAAAAGGTTAGGACAAAAAGGAGAGTGTGATTTTTTTCTTTTAGTGGGAATGAGAAATGGACTTCCATCAAGGATATTTTTAGTACCAAGTAAAAAATCTCCAACAAACCACATAAGAATTTCTTTAAATGGAAAAAGTAAATATAATCAATATCTTATTTTTACTTGTGGTAAATTATAACTTTCAATAGAGTATAGGATATATATTAATATTAATTTTTGGTATAGTAGAGATATGGAAGATCAATTAAAAACAGAAGAAAAAGAAATAACCGAGAAGGAAGAATTAAAGAAAAAGAAAAGGCTGACACTGAAACAAAGAAGATGGTTGGCGTTATATATGAAGACTGGCAATGCCAGTGCAGCAGCGATGGAAGTATACGATTGTAAGGATGAAAATAGTGCTGCGGTTATAGGGACAGAAAACATAAGAAAACTTAGTTTACCCATAAATGTACTGATGGATGAAATGGGATTGTCTAATGAATATCTCCTATTGGTGCTTCAAGAAAATTTAAGAGCGACAAAACTTTATGGTAAAAATGGCATTATTCATGGTGACTATGCATCAAGAAATAAGGCACTAGAAATAGCTGGAAAAATGAAGAATATATTAACAGAGAGAATAGACTTGTCTGGTAGTGTAATATCTTCTGTTAAAGTAGAAATCGTAGAAAATAAATGAGACAGCTTGAATTGAAAGCAACTAATGTTTTCAAAAGAAACTATGAATCGACCAAACGTATTGTAATTAATCAAGGTGGTACTGGATCGAGTAAAACTTATTCATTAGCCCAATTATTTGTTACTTTAGCTCTTGAAGTTACTGGTTGTACTTTTTCGGTAGTTCGCAAAAATATGCCATCTTTGCGTGCAACGGCCATGAGAGATTTTCTTGGGATATTAAGAGATACAGGAATTTACTCAGAAAAACATCATGACAAAACAAACAATGTTTATTATCTTCATGGAAATGAGATTGAATTTTTTGGATTAGATGAGCCACAAAAAGTGCGTTCAAGACGTAGAGATTATCTTTGGATTAACGAAGGAAACGAATTGAGCCTTGAGGCTTTTAGGCAGTTAAATATGCGTACCAATAGACGAGTATATATCGACTTTAATCCATCAGATGAGTTTCACTGGATTTATAGTGATGTTTTGACAAGAGATGACGTTGAGTTAATTATCTCTACCTACAAAGACAATCCATTTTTACCAGAGGCGGTTGTAAAAGAAATTGAGAGATTTAAAGAAATAGATGAGAACTACTGGAATATTTACGGATTAGGTCAAGTCGGTGTTTCTTCTGTTCGTATTTATACCAAGTATTATTTAATCGATAAATTGCCAGAAGGTGAGGAAATGATGGGTTTGGACTTTGGTTTTAATCATCCAACTTCATTGGTCGACATTGTTTTAAAAGATGATGATATTTATGCTAAACAAGTTATTTATGAAAGTCATTTAACCAATGAAGATTTGATTAATAAAATGGGTGAGCTTAAAATATCCAAAACTAAAAAAATATATGCTGACTCAGAAGACCCAGCGAGAATAATGGCTATTAAAAATGCAGGATATAATGTTGTTCCTGCTCTCAAGGATGCTCAAAGTGTCAAAAATGGTATTGATTTTATTAAAGCCAGAAAATTCAATATCACCAAAGACTCACCAGATTTAATTAAAGAAGTACAGACGTATTCATGGAAAACAAAAGGAGAACAAGTTTTGGATGAACCTGTTAAATTAAGAGATGATGGTATGGACTCTGTACGTTATCCTGTTTACACTTATTATGGTGGTCCAAAGAAAAAGCCATCATTTGCAATGGGAGATGATGTTTATGGTGGTTAAAATGCTAGAATAATATATATGAATATTGGAAAAGTCATAAAATCGAATATAGCAAAGTTTCTCAAGGTTAATAATTCAATGTCTCTCCCCAGTTTGTTTCTTAAATATGGTTCAAGAGGCACGCCAATGCTTCCTGATTGGACAGAGGTAATGATGAGTGACAAAGATCACTATACTGGATATGGCTATGCTGCGATTAAGATTAGAGCCAATATGGTCGCTAAAACTGCCCTTAACTATGTTAAAACAGAGTCGAAAAAGAAGGAATTTACTCATCCATATTTAGATGTCATTGATAAGTCAAAATCTTTCAGTAATTATCAATTTTGGAATGATATCTCAACCTTCTTAGATTTGGAAGGTATTTATTTTTTGATGGCGGTAAGAGCGGTTGATGGAAGCAGGATAAGTAAAATCAAAGAATTTAAGCTACTTAATCCATACAATGTAAAAAGAGTTATGAGTAAGGATAGTCTTGAGGTTGCTGGATATATCGAGACTAGAAAAGGTTTTGTAAGAGAAATCCCCAAAGAAATGATTATCGAAATGAGAGAGCTTAATCCTTTTAGTCCTGATGATCCAATGTCGATGACAGATGCAGCCAAAGAAGCCCAATTTACATTAAAAACGGCAGGAGACTATACAAGAAATGCTTTAAGAGGAAATATTAACGCTGCTGGTATTTTGTCCACTGACGTTGCCTTAGAAAAAGAAGATTTTGAGAAATTTGTTGATAGGGTTAAAAAACACACCAAAGGTGAACCTATTTTTGGTAATGGGTCTGGATCAATTAAATGGGAAGGAATGCAGACTGAACTTTCAAAGGCTGCCTTGGCTGATGTCAACGAGATTAATCGAGACTCGTTATTTGCTGTTTCTGGTGTTTCCAAAACAATAATGGGTATTGAACAATCTGGTGTAACTCGTGAAACTTCAAGAACCCAAAAGGAATTAATAATGGAAAATCAGATTTTGCCACGTATCCAACTTATTATTGATGCTCTTAACCTTGATTACCAAAATACCACTGGTGACACTGATACGGAAATTGTAGTCGACAACCCACTTGAAGTTGATATTGATGCAGAAATAAAAGAAATCGAAAGGGACACAAATGAACTAGAACTATATCAAACATTAATAAATAAAGGAATTAAAAAAGATGTTGCGGTGGCTTATGTAAATGGTGACGTAGGCATTGAAGCGTTGGACTTGGAAAAGTCTGATCCAATAATTCCACCTGATGCTAAAAAAAAAGATGAAACAGAAAATAGCATTTGTGAACATTGTCAGGAAGAAGAAAAAAGATTTAATCAAGTAGGTGGTGGCATTATTCAACAAGAACAAGCCTCTTTACAAAATTCGATCATCAATATTGATAGTCAACTTTTGATTAATGCCTTAAAAAGACTTCCTTCAAAAATTAAGAATGCTCAGACTATCGAAGGGGAATTGATAACCGAAACAGAGAAGAAAAATACGATTGGTGATTTGGTTCTAGTTTTGACTGGTTTCTATGGCATTATTATGACTCTCATTGGCAATGAGACCACCAAAGATAGGTCAAATACTTATTCTCTTACAGGGTCATTCTTACTCAATGCAGATGTCAAAGCATATATTAAAGAAACTGCTAAAAAGGTTGCAGAAAGCCATGTAGCTACAGTTTCCAATGATATATTCGGTTTTGCTCAAAAAGCTGCCCTAGAAGGTTTGTCAGTTCCTCAAATTGAGTCTAAATTAAAAGCCCAGTTCACCTATCAAATGACTGAGTTAAGAGCGAAGACAATTGCCAGAACAGAAACAAACAGAGCTTTTACAAGGGCGCAATTTGAAGCTGACATACAATTTGTAAAGGAAAATGATTTAGTTGCCTTTAAAAAATGGGTAACACGTTCTGGTAATCCATGTGCCTTTTGTCAGGCTCTCGCATCAGAACCAGCAATACCACTAGGTAAGAGTTTTAGAAATATTGGAGCGAGTGTTAGTGCGGGTAAAGAAGTTTTTGATGTTGATTTTGAAACTGCCGAAGCTGGTAATTTACACCCTAATTGTCAGTGTAGTTATGAGTTGATTATCGAAAAGCCTAAAAACTCAATTGATATGGAAACAGTAAAAGAAACGATTGATAAGAACAATGATTTAATTGAGGAGATAAAAGCTGATCGAATTAAACTCGAAAATGCTAGAAAAAATCTTGGTAAGAAAAAGGAGAGTAAAAAATAGACAATTAGATTATTTTATAAAAATGTATATAATGGAATTATGAATAGTGTTACTTCTGAGAAACTGAAAAACAATCCATACTATGTCCCTAGTGACGAACAACAAGAAGAAATGAACAGATTAAGAGATTTGGAAGAACCTCAATCGGTAATGCCAGAAAATAATAATTTTGAAGATAATAGTTTTTCAATTCACAATGACTCATTCCCAGTACATGAAGTAAAAATAGGTAAAAAGAAAAAGAATAAAAAATATGAAAATAACCAAGAACTCAACCAAAATTAAAGTCGAAACAAACGGTATTAGTTTAGTCGAACAGGGAGACAATATTGTAATGTTTGGCAAACCATTACCCATTACCAATGGAGAAGTTCAATTAAATGGAACTCAATATGACATCCCTACGATGGATATTGATAGTTTTAAAGGTGTAATCACAGGAGATCACGATAGTTCACTTAAAAAAATTATTGGTAGAGTCATTGGTTTAAAGAAAACAGGAAATAAAGTAACCATTGATGGTATTGACTTCGCTAACAAGATAAATGCTTTTGCCCAATTTGCCAAAGATATGTTACTTGGAAAATACGCAATTGATTTTTCTATTGAAACACTTGGTCCTTGGCCAGATGAAGATGGTATCTACAAAAACTCTAAACTTGTCGGTCTTTCGATGGTTGTTGTCGGAAACAATGAAAAGGCAACCATTAATGAAGTCGCTTTTAATTCGATAGCAAAAGCCAAAGAATTAGGACTTGATACGACTGAGTTGGAAAGTATTTGTGAGACACCACTTGACAATAATAATGCAATCAATAATAATGATAACTATATGAAGTTCTTAACTCTCAAAAACTCACAAAAATTCGCTGTCAAAGTTTCCTACAAAAACGCTGCTGGTGATGAAGTTGAAACCACACTTGCCCCTGAGGCTACCGTTGACGTAGAAGAAGCTCAAGCCGAGGATGTAAAAGGTCAAATTGATAGTGCAGAAGCTCCCAAAGAAGAAGTTAAGGAAGATGTGAAACAAGAGTCTGTCGCAGATGCCGTAAAAAATGCTATCTCCCCATTATTAACTAAGATCAGTGATCTTGAAACAAAAGTTTTTGACAATTCTGCTCAAGAACCAATGTTTAAAAAGTTGAATATCGCTAAAGCCGAAGGTGAGTTGGCTTCAATGGACTATAAAGAGAGACACGCTTTACAAATTAATTATGCTTGGGATAGCCTTAAAGGTGGTAGTTCTGAGGCTGGTAAGAAACTTGAGACAATCAACAAGTTCAACCTTGAGGAATTGCAGAAAGCTGGTAAAGTTTCCAATCAAATCACTATTTCAGACTTCGGTAACTTCGTTATCTCTCCTGAACTTTTAACTGATATTGAAGGTGTTAGATCAGACTATACCCCTCTCTTATCAAGAGTATCCTTCAAAGATACCTTGAGTCTCCAGATGGCTTATCTCAAGAGAAGTGGCGATATCAATATGCAAGAAGTTGAGATGTGCGATGACGGTCTCGATGGAAACCTCAAACCAATTTCTGAATACGGTGCAACTATCGAAACCTCAAATCTTCACGAACTCGCTGCTGTTACCCCAGTTTGTAATGCTGCCACTCGTTTCTTAGCCGTTGATCTCTTAGGTGATGTCGCTGCTGGATATAGAAATGATTTTGACAAAAAGAAAGCTCAATTGGTTATCGCTCGTATGCAGCAAGCCGTCAATGAAACTGGAAACAGTGCAGAGTTTGACGTTGCTACCGATCTTGCCTCTCTTAAATCTCTCATTGCTTCCCTTAAACTTGTTGTTCAAAGAGTACCTAATGGAGCTTTCATCTTCAACAACACTACTTATTGGACATTTGTTGAGAAGATCATGGGTGCTGGTATCTCTGGTCCTCTATCTACCATCTTCACCACTGGTGAACAGCAAGCCTTCCTTGGTAAACCCTACATTGTTGTACCAGATGACTTGATGCCATCACTAGGATTAAACGAAACTAAATCATTCACCATTGAAGGTGTGAGTGTAACTATTAACCAAGGATTGTTCTACGCTGACCTCTCAACATTCGCTGGAAGAACATCAGGTGGACTCAACTTCGATCTATCTACAGAAGCTGCCTATGAAATCGGTGGAGAAACCCGCTCAGCGTTCCAACGCAACGAGTTAGTCCTTAGAGGTTCGTTCTTCCGAGGCGGAGCTATTAAAGACGTAGACAAAGTCGCTGGACTCAGTGACTTCTCTATCTCGTAAACTGTATAATGGGGTATGACCCTCGCTGAATACGAAATATTAACAGGTGTAACAGTTCCAATTGCTAATCAAACTCGTGTTACTGCACAGATAGCGAAAACTCAAGCGATACTTGAAAGTCTACTTGGATATTCTCTCGACCCATCAATTGCAAGTGAAAATCAATATGATGAATTGGGTATCTCTCCAACCGAATGTCCCTGTGATACTCCTACGACTCTTAATCCCGCAGAACCAGTACAATTTGCTTATCGCTTGTTTCCATACAATAAAAAGGACTCAATTCTATCGATTGATCCAGCATTTTCAATTAATCAAGTTAAACTGGTTAGGAATGGTATAACCTTCAAAACGATTGATGATTGGCATGGTATTTTAAAGAACGGATTAATTAAATATTTACAGCAAAATTTATGTTGGTGTTCGTGTTGTGATTTGTGCGAGGGCGTACAATTGGCCGTAGATGCCGTCTGGTTGGGTGCGGAGGTTGATTATAACAATGTAGAGCTACCAGTCGATTTACAGGGTGTGTGGGCGGAGATGATTACCTATTACTCTTGTCCAAAGACAAATATCAAGAGTGAAACACTCGGATCACATAGCTATACGAAATTCCAAGACGAAAAACCAGAAATGATTTCGATAAACCAATCAATTATCAAAAAATACGCTGGCCCAAATGGTTTATTGGCCAGAACAATAACCATTTAATATGTGTCCATCATTGGATTATCCAGACCTCGTAACTTTTTATAGTGCGGTTTCAACTGGATATCGTGGAAGTAAGGTTGCTGTAGAGGCAGAAGATATACCTTGTTATTTTTTGCAAAATACTGGTTTTGCTCAAGGAGCTAATCAGGAAGCGGTCACATCAGATGGTATTTGTTTCCCCGATTTTAGTAATCAATTCATTGTTGAAAACTTTAATCGACTTGAAGGAATGTATATTTTGGCTCAATTATTTGGAGGTGAAGCAAATAAATCATGGTTCAAAATTACTTCGGTAACGATTAATAGAGATCATTTGCTTACCAATGAGATTGATAATATTGAATTGAATTTGAAAAAAACCACTGCATTGTTGGATAATGAAGTATCGTGAGTACAAAAATAACGGACAATACCAGTGCAATCAAAGGTGGTGTCATTCAGAGAGCTAATATTTTTCTAAGGTTAATGTCTGACCAAATGACTCACATCTCTGAGCCAAAAACTCCAAAAAAATCAGGAAGACTAAGAATGGATGTTGTTAAGCAGGTATTGGGTCTTGCTGCAAAAGTTGTTTGGGGTAAAAAATATGGTGTTTATCAAGAGACAAAACGATTTAAAAAATATACTACTCCAGGTACAGGTCCACACTTTGCCGAAAATGCAGCCAAAGACTTGCCACCATTAACCGAAAAAGTTGCCAAAAATAGTGGCTTAATTTAGTAACGTATAATTAAAATATGAACATTAATGAAGCATTTGTTGGTTTTCTTGAGACTGGTGGTTTCGGAACTTTTGGGACAAATATTTTTATTGGTGGAGTACCATTGAACGCACCAGACAAAGCGTTGTGGATATTAGCTGGAGGTGGAAACAATATTGGAAAAAATGAAACAGGGGAAAAATTAAAAAACTATATCATTAGTATTTTCTATCGAAATACTGATGCAAAAGACGTTTTAGATACTTTGCAAGAAATTGAAGAATTATTAAATGCAAATAACTGTATCACTTTGAGTGGGTATAATGTAGTTGAGACAGAAGCGACACAGTTTCCAGTAGATCAGGATTTAGATAATGAAGATAGAACCGTAGGCATAGTTCAGGCTACAATAACGGTTTATAATAATTAAGTTGACAACATTGTATAAATAAAGATATACTTTAACTATGGCAATAATCAAAGGACCTTTTTCAATCAAGTGGGGACAAAATACTATCGAAGATATTGAAGATATCAGTATCGAACACTCAATCGACTCTGAGGATTTTCAAACTATTCAAGGTAAGACGATTGAACTTGATGGTGCGTATAAAGTAACTGCCACAATTACTCTTTTAGCTTCTGACATTCCTGTACTCGCTGTTTTACTTCCTCAACATTTTGTAGCTATGGGTAGTGTTCTTTCAACAGGTGAAACAGTTACTAATGCTGCTGGAGCAATTGATATCAAAGCTGCTGAATGTGATGAGGCAGTGATTGATAATGATCTTGATATCATTTCTTGTGCTGATACCGCAAGAGTCCTTCGATTAGTTGAATGCAGAACCAAGATCGAAAGTGTAGAAATTGATAGTAAAGTCCAAAAAGTAATAATCAAATTTGTTGGTAATGCTTCCGTCAATGAAGCCACGATGCAATTCTTTATGGAAGGCGGAATTGAACCAGAGTCATAAATTATTATTTATTTTTTAACCTATGGACAATAAAATCCATGATTTAGATGAAGGTCTTGTTGAGTATTTTGATTTTAAACTGTTTGGCCATACTTATCGTTTTAAGCAATTAAATACTGAGGAAGTTAAAGAAATGACCGCTATGGGTAGTGATGAAACTGGCGACAAACTTCAAGAATATTTATATAGATTTATTACTCCTGTTAGTCCCAATGCTCCTGAATTTATGGAAATTTCCAAAAAAATGACACTTCCCCATCTAAAAAAATTCAATCAAATGATTAAGCAAGAATTTGGACTCGAAGTGGAAAAGTAAGTGGCTGTATTAAAGGCTAAAAAAATCCCAAAGAAACCATTATCTTCCGTTGATATTCTAGCTCGGTTTTGCTATTATTTTCCTCAATATTCATACGCACAAGCTAGACAATTACCGTACAAAAGAATTGTCCAATTATTGAAGGTTGTCGACCACGAATATGCAAGAAAAATGATTGATCTTTTGAGTATCATTTCTTCACCCCACACCAAAAATCCCAAAGAAACCATTAACAATTTGAGAGGCATCTTTGAAGAAGTATTATCTCAATAATTGCTATAATGGCTTTATGATGTGCTTTAGTAATTTTAAAGGAGGTTTGAATGTCTAATGTAGTTGGTGGCACAATTATTTGGAATTTGGATGTTGACGATAAGGAATTTACTAGAAAACTTGGTAATGCTAAAAAAGAGGCTAATAATGCTGCTGGTGATATTGAAGATGCCTTTAGAAAAAGTAATAAGGGGATCGTCTCGTCATTTGATGATGCTTTCAAAGCCTCAAAGGTTTTTGCTGGTGGGTTAGTGGCAATTGGAACTTCTTTAATTGCTGGTGGTGGTTTTGGGATAAAAATTGCAGCCGAAATTGAAACAGCAAAGCAGGGTTTTGCTACTTTACTTGGTAGTGTTCAAAAAGCTGATGATGCTATCGCCATGATTAAAAAAGATGCAGCCTCTACACCGTTTGAATTTACCAATTTAGTAAGAGCTAACCAAATGCTCACTTCTGTTACTAAAAATGCTCCACAGTCTGAGGCTTTATTGCTTAATGTAGGTAAGGCTCTCTCTGCTGCTGGTAAAAGTGGAGCTGAACTTGATAATGTCATTGTTAATCTTCAACAGATTGCCAACACTGCCAAAATATCTGAACTTGATATTAGACAATTTGGCTTTGCTGGTATTAACATTCTTGAATTACTAGCCGACTATTATGGAACGACTAAAGATAAAGCTGGTGATATGGTTAAAGATAGTAAAAATGCTTTTGCCGACCTTGAAGGGGCATTTGCTAAGGCTGGTGAAGGCGGTGGTAAATTTAGTAAAGCATTCACTGACCAGGCTGGAACGGCTACACAATTATTGAGTAATTTTGCGGATGTCACCAAACAAACCGCTGCTGAGATTGTAACTCAAACTGGAATTTTCGATATGTTTAAAAATTCACTGTCGGGAGTCATTGATGCTTTGGGTAAATTCCAACCTGACATCATTAAGACAATTAAAGATTTGATGACTTTCATAGCTGAATATGGTCCAGTAGTTGTTGGTGTGATTGTTGGCGGATTAACCCCCGCTCTTATTGGATTAGGGAAAGCACTTTGGTTTAATGTTATCCCTGCCATGATTGCACTTTTGCCATATATCGTAGTTGGTGGATTAATTGGTGCTGCCATTTTAGGAATTATAAAAATTGTTCAAAATTGGGGTTCGATAATGAGTTTCCTTGGCAATGTAATATCTCAGGTTTCTGGTGTAATATCTAGCGTTTTTAATAATTTAAAACAAGTTGTAATTAAGGTATGGACAGACATTAAAGCACAAACAGATATTTTTGTTAATTATATAAGTTCTTTACCAGCACAAATTGGGGCTGCATTGATGGGTGTTTACAATAGCTTTGTTTCATGGGGGGCTGGTGTTTGGAATTATTTGTCAACTCAAATCCCCTTGTGGATTAAAAGTGTTGGCCAATGGTTTGCAGCCCTACCACAAAATATAGCCTACTGGCTAGGTTTTGCTTTGGGATCGATTGTCCAATGGGGAATAAATACCTGGACATATTTTCAAACAAATGTACCTCTTTGGATAAATGGTATCGCAAACTTCTTTACACAGCTTCCTGGCATCATTTGGATCGCTCTAACTAATACATACAATGGATTTGTTCTTTGGGGAACGAACACTTGGACATATTTGAGTACAGAAATTCCAAGATGGATTAATAGCATAATTTTATGGATGGGAGATTTATTAAAGAGGATGGGAGACTCATTGTTGAATATTTATAACAGCTTCATTACTTGGGGTACTAACACCTGGAATTATTTAAAGGTAGAAGTTCCTAAATGGGTTACTAATATTGTTTTATGGATTGCTTCATTACCTAAAAAAATTGCTGATGCCTTGGGTGGTATGTCGACTACAGTAAAAGGTAAATTTACCGATACTTGGAACGGCATAGTAAGCGAAGTATCTAGTTGGCCAGGAAAAATATCAGACTGGGGTAAAAACATTGGCAATGCTTTTGTAAACGGTGTTAAGGATGCTTTAAATGGTCTCAAGGATGCCTTTATCAATGGTTTCAACAATGCCAAAGGTTCAATCAAGGGAAACTCACCACCCAAAGAAGGTCCACTTAAAGACATTGACAAATGGGGTTTTAACATTGGTACTGCTTGGGTTGATGGACTTACTCAAGCAATGGGCAACTTCAAAAATAATATTGCAGATATCCTACCAGTAATCTCAGAACCAGCTTATGCAACCGCAAATTCAAGTTCAGGAGTTACTAGTGGAGGATTTAAACAAGACGTGACGATTAATATCGATAAAGTCCAAAATCAACAAGACGTTGACGCTCTTGGTCGTGAATTTGGATTTAGACAGAGCTTATTACTATAAAATAAATTATGTTAAATATTACTTTTACAGACACTACTTCAAATTTATATTTTGATCTTGATCCTGACGAAATCGGAACGGTTGAAGGTTTTGAATATCCAAGTGTTCGAGGGGTAATTGAAGATATCTCTGGTCCAAAGAGTTCTTTATTTATTACCTCAAAATTTGGCAG